CACTAATTTTATCAGCATCTTTTGACTTATCACTAACCACTATATTAGCAAGGCATTGAATAGCATCTAATGAATAAGGCATCATTAAATCTCTGATTCTATTCTCTTCGTCTTTTGGTTTACGTCCTGCCCTTCCTGCGGTTGAATGTCCACCGTTATTTTTTCGGTTGTCCATTTAATTTTGTTTTAATTAATTAATCATCCTAATAACGCACCTCCATTTTCATAAGCGTTGTATACTTGTTTCATTTTACGAAGCATATCGTTCAAACAAGAAGCGCATGAAGTTGGTTGTTCATTTGTTTTAAATACTCTATTGTAAACTTTTAGAAATTGCAATTGTTCTGAAGGTTTAACCTTGACCCTCATGTTAGGTAGTAACGTTGTTAGTTGTTCGTGTTCTACTTCGGTTAAGCATTCAGGTGTTTTGTAAGGAAACATTTTGTTAAGTTTCTCTTGTCGTTCTTTACAGCCACAGTCCTCTCCTGCTACGAATTCAACCAGTTTATCAATCTTTGTATACTTAGTAACTCTTGCTACTGTATCGCCAAGTCCCTTTGAAATTCTTTTTGCCATATTTTTAATTTTCGTTTACATTTTTTAATCGTGTGAAAAATCGAGGTCAAAGATATCTTTGTTTCCTTTTCAAGTTCACGCATTGATTTACCACTTCGCAAATATAATAAAAATAATTGTTGGTCGAACCACTCCCATGTTTTTATTTGTTCTTCAACGCTTTGATAGTATAACTCAATTTCGTATGTTTTGTTGTTTTCATCTTCGGATAGGTCAACCATGAGGTCAATATCTACCATTGACATTTCACGCTTGCAGTAATCAAAGAAGATGTTACGCAGCATAATCCAAATGAACGACTTGGTGATCACCTGCCCTTTCCCGTACTTGTGAAAACGAATGTACATATCCTGAACGATGTCCTCCGCTTCTGTCTTGGCTCCGAACCGTTTTACTATTCGCACCCATTCGTTGTGGTGCTGTGCTATTTCTGTTAGATTCATGGGGTTAAAGATAACGAAAAAACCCCTACACCAATTGATGTAAGGGTTTAAAACTAATAATATGAAGTGCAAATATACAAATTATTCTTTAATAAACGTTCCGTTAATTGTTTTTCCTTTACGGTATTCAATAACTTTAAACGCTCTTTTAGCGCAGTCTTCAAGTGAGTAACCCATTTGATGTGCTAATATAACAAGTGTTACATAAGTATCACCAAGGGCATCTATTGACTCGGTTATGTCCTTCTTTAGTATTGCAGAGGATAATTCTCCTAACTCCTCAACCACCTTTGCAAGTTGTTGGAACTTATTGTCGGGGTTATCTAAATTACGAGCCTTTGCCCAGTTGATTATTTCTCTTTCCATATTACCAATTTTTACCTGTAAACCAATTATTTTTCCATTCACCAACTAAAGAAACTAAAAACACAACAGTTCCTATAATAGGTATAAACCATATAAAAGGTTCTATTGAACCATGATACTTTTTGTAGTCTATTTTATTCAACCATCTGTTAAAAAAAATGTTACCTAAATAAACTAAAATTATTATTATTGCTTCCATTCTTTTAAATATAAATCAATTAAAAATTTTGTTTTCTCAAGGTCTTGCACAAAGTTACCTTTCTTTCTACATCTTATAATCCTTTTGCATAAATCAAATTCGTATGCGTTTAAGTCATGGTCTTCTGCAAACTTGTACAAGCTACCGTTATCATTGTTGTAATAGCTCGGTGCGTTGTCGGTGATACTCTGTTCAAAGTAGTTTTCAATAGTGTCAAATGATTGTTCTTGCCCTTTGTCATTAACTATCCATGTATAGCTTTTATCTTGCTTTACAACGTCGTACACTTTACCGTAGGTCACATTGGCAAAGTATTTTTCAATACATCTTAGTTTTGTTTTTGTGTGCATCTGATAATAGTTTTAAATCATTTCGTAACATCGTGTTTTGTTCCATTGTTACTTTTAGCAATAGTTCCGCTCTTTCTAATTTATATTCGAGATCTTTGTTTTCTGCCTCTAACATCTTAATTGCTTTCAGTAGTGTCTTCATAAATCAAAAACCTTTAATGACTCTGTAAAGTTACCATTTTCTTTTAATTGTCGTAACATTTCCGCAACAATTTCACGTGTTTCTGCTTGTGCATCTGACTTCAAACGTTGCTTACATAGTCTTATGAAAGCGTAAAGACTACATGTGTAAATCATTGTAGTGTTAAGATTCAAGGGCAGTATTGTTCGTGCCTGTTCTTTGCTTACCCCTAACTCAATCAACTTCTTATAAGCGTTCTGACAAAACTCTTTTACTTCATATTCGATAACGTTACAAGCCTCTTGTCCGTACATATCTAAAGGCTCCGCACTCCCTTGTTTGCTGTCTTTTGATTGTGTTCGCCACTCGTTTATAAGTGTGTATGTATCACTGAAATCCACGTACCTTCCTGATATTGAATTGTACTCCACACCTATCTGCGTTTTAATTAATTGTCGCTCTACATAGATAGGGACTTGCAACCTAAACACAACCTTTGGATGGCTAAACGGTGACCAGTGGCTGTGTCGCGCCAAATAAGATAATAAACTATTGTTTTGTTCTGTTGTGTAATGTTCTGCTTTTTTGTCAAAACTAACACGGGCAACTTCACAAACCGTAACGTCCGACCCGAATACATCTAATAACTCTACTTTCATTTTATTTGTTTTTTTAACCAACTTAACCTATTATTATAATTCCAAGTACTATTGACTTCACTCTCATAAGGTAAATAATTATCTAAATAATTGTCAATATCTAAACTCTCAAGCCCTGTGATGATCTTTTTCGCATACATCATACCAATTAAATCTTTGAAACAATATTGCATTAAATTGATATTTTCATGCATTAACCTTAATATTTCATTGATATCTCTTTTCATAATACTTTTTTTAATTAACTTCCACAATACAGGCACTCTTCCAAATCATCATCATCTAACTCAGGATTGTTTTCTATTTCAGGGTTAAGTTGTTTCTTTAACTCATATATCTCCATCATCAACTCTCCATCTTCAAAGATGTTACCCGTTAATAATGCTTTTAATTCTGTAATCTGTTCTTCAATTGTTGTCATCTTCTTTATTGTTTAATGCTTTTCTAATCATTCTTCCTAAATTCTTAACGCCCACCCTATTCTCTCTACGCTTCCACCTATCGATATCGAATGATATAGCGATCATCCATCGGTTTCGGTTCTTATTGTCTTTTTTCATTGAATATCAACTTTAATGTTTTCTTTGAACTCGTCAATCTGCTTAATGATATTCGAATAGGATTGCGCCATTGTCTCGTTGTTATTTTCCACAAAGGTAACTGCGAACCTTTCTACTCCTGTAATAAAAGCATTTATAGTTTGCTTGATTTCTCGTTTGTGAAACATGTTGTCGCTAACATCATCTAAGGAATGTAAAGCCGATTGGCAAAGCATTGTTGCATGTGCTACGTGTTGGTAATATTCAATCGCCTGTTGGCGTTTAGCCTCAGTCAAATCGCTGAGGCTTGTAACTTTCTTTTTCATATTAATCTTTCGTTTCATTTGGTCTTTCTTGACTAAAACCTTGGAAGGTATATTCTGTGAATGATAGCAAATTATTGTTTGAATTATTCCATACTGTATACTCCTCAAATGTTGACAATATATCATCATCTTTTTTTTCCTCAATAATACCCCATCCATATTTTATGTGGTATACTTTATCTCCTACTTTAAACATAACGTCTTTCTTCATTTTAATCTTTTAAAATACATAATAGAACCTAATGAAGTATGATATGGATATTTACAAGATGTCGGATTAGTACCATGAAAAATTGCTAATCTCCATGTCATTCCGTCATCACTTACCATTACTTCCTCCCCCACTTTAGGAAGTTCAATTGGTTTTTCTTGACTAAAACCTTCTAATGTGTATTCTGTGAATGAAAGTGTCGGTGTTTTATCCCATGAGTTTACACGACCTTCTTTAGTAAAGCTATACATTTCGTTATTATCAAAACAAACAATTATTGGATAAGCCTGTTCAGTATCTATAATTGTTACTTCACCCCAACTATGTTGCAAATTATATACTTTGTCTCCTACTTTAAACATAATTAAAATGGTGTTTCTTCTGTTTGTACTTTGTTTACTCTCCAAGCTTCATTATTTGTGAAAAACTTGCCTTGCCATTCGGTTGTTTTAAAGTTAAAATGCACTTCAACTTCTTGGTCTACCTTATTGTATTGTAGAAACTTATCTACTTTCTCAGTTCCAAAGATACTGAATTTAGCACTCTGAGGGTATTGACCCTCGTTTTCCTTAACTACAAACTCTATCTTTTTGTTTGCTCCTACTTCGATAACTTCTAAAACGTTTGTTATCGTTCCTTTAAAAATCATTTCATTTACTTTCATCTTCTTTTATTTTATTATTAGCTATTCTGAACGCTTCCTTAACACATTCCGTTACACTGTATTTTTTCTTTTGGTATTTCAACCGCATGCGTATCTCATCGATTGGTATGTCCTCAAAGTTAATTATACTTTTTTTCATTTATGTTATTTATATATTCACTATAATAATCAATTGCTTGCTTGCACGTTTCAAGCATTTTTTGTTCAAGCTCTAAGTCACGGTCGATAGTTAACATCGTTACAAGTGACTCACTCGGTGCGTTGCCTACTCGGTGTAATTGCTCGTTTTCGTAGCCTATAAGCTCACTCGGAGTGTTGACCATACAATATGCCAAAGCAGCCTTATCAACGTTGTAAAGAAACATATAACCTCTCAGTTGATATTCATAATCTTTAATGTTAATATCGTCAGGTGTTGCAGGAAACGTTTCAAAGCTCCAAGACGTTTTAATGTCGATAATTAACTCAGGTGTGTAAATGTCGCATTCGCCTGTAAGAATGTCCGTTGACTTTCTTTCGGTGTTCTTTTCGTAGTTAGTGAATAGAACATCGTTAAGTAATGCGATTGAATGCTCTTCACATTGGATTCCCTTAGTTACATACTTGTTGTTAAGCTCTACATCGTAGCCAAAGTAATCCTGTTTAGCGATTGACTTAATATAGCTTTTAGCGGTCTCTGATAGCGCCCCTTTCGTTCGGGACGCCGTCATGATTTT